GACTGTAATCTCACTTTAACAGGTGTAGGTACAACAGCCTCTCTTGGTGATGAAACTGCTACTGGAGGAGCTACAACCGCTGTTACAGGAAATGCTTTAACTTTATCAGAGGGAGACGTTACAACCACTGCTGGAGCTACAGTATCTTTAACTGGTATTGCAATGACTTCAAGCATAGGAGAGGCTACTCAAGCTAGTGTATATGAAGCGCCTAGTGTAGCAGCCACAATATCTACTGGAGTATTAAATATTCGTATAGATGTAAGCTTTACACCGACTGGAGTTTCTGCTACAAGTAGTACAGGGAATCTACAAGGAACCTTCTGGTCCGCTGTAGATGACTCTAACTCGGATGTAAGTTGGACAGAAGTTCATCAAGCCGCATAAAAAAAGTTTTGACAAACTTTAAAATAATAACTAAAACTTTATTAGGAGATTAAATGAGTTCAACTTATTCAACTGGCTTACGAATAGAGCTACAAACATCAGGAGAGAATTCGGGTACCTGGGGTACTATTACGAATAACAATTTCTCTCAAGTTTTTGAATTCGCTATTGCTGGTGTTTATTCTAAAGCAATTACTACAGGGACCTCAACTACGCTAACAAACGGCGATGGTCCACAATCTCAAGCAAACAACGAAGCTAGACAAAATCAATTAATTTTAACAGGAACAGTTTCTACAACTCATACTTTACAATTCCCAGCTACACAAAAAACTGTTGGTATTTATAATAACATTAGTGGCGGTGCAGATATATCTGCAAGACTAGGTGCTTCAGGGAATACTGTTACAGTAACTAATGGTAAGTATAGATTATTAGCTACTGACGGAACTAACTGGTATGATATTTTTTCATTAGCTGGTTTAGGTGAAGCTTGGCAAATTAAAACTAGTAACTATACAGCATCAGATGGAGATAATCTTTTTGTTGATACATCTGGAGGTGCAGTAACAATAACTCTACCTGCTTCTCCTTCAATTGGAAATCAAGTAAAACTTATTGACGCTGAAGGAACTTTTGGTACAAACAATTTAACAGTAGGACGTAACTCTCAGAAGATACAAGGTTCTGCTGCAGATTTAACAGTAAGCACTAACAGTGCGGGCATTGCTCTCGTTTATGTAAACGCAGACAATGGATGGAGGTTGAAATATAACGACTAATGGCTAACTTACAAGATATAATAAACAGAAGTGAAGTAGGCGCAATTAAGCCTTGGACTAAAGCTACAGCTCCAGACGGTTATTTATTATGTAATGGTGGTGCTGTATCAAGATCAACCTATGCAGATTTATTTGCTGTAGTTTCTACTACTTATGGTTCTGGTGATGGATCAACAACTTTCAACGTTCCTCAATTACAAGGTAAGATGCCACAAGGTTATGATGGTAACACATATAACTTAGCAGGAACTGGCGGTGCAAATACAGTTACTGTATCAGTAACTAATAACCAAGCAGCTACAAATGCTACGAACCAATCTGTAACAATGACAGGAACTATTTCTGATACATCATTGACAACTGCTCAATTAGCTAGTCACTATCATGGACAATGTAGTACACCTATAAACCAAATTGGTAATACTCCTTTTCCTAGTTTCTCATATAACACAGGAGGTTCAAAAGCTGGTCATAACTCACCACACAATGCAGGTTTTCAATGTACTCTTCACACTAGTGGACAATTCTTTCAAAGTTCTGGTTCAGGAACAGGTCATAATCATGGTCATAACTTATCTGGAACATTAACTGGTAATATTACAACAAGTTTAACTGGTGCAGTTACAGCGGCAGGAACAAATTCATTTTCACCTTTTGTGGTGGTTAACTATATTATAAAGCATTAGGAGATATTGATGGCAACACAAATAGTAATTTTAAATAACGATTATATTAGAGTTGATGATAAATTTCATATTCATTGGGTAGATAAAGGTAAAAATTGGAATAACTCTTGGTTGCCTAATACCATTCATGCTGTAATCTGGAATAATCTTACTGGTCAAAATCAAATACAAAACAAAGATGCTACAACAGGCGCAATGGCTAGTAATAGTAATTTATCTGCTACGAGTGATGCTGTAGGGGCAACAACTATTGCTGATTTACTTACATGGGCAGAAACACGTAAAGGTCAAATAGAACAAGCTCAACAGGATTTTTATACTGACATAGCTAATGATGAAGCTAACAGTACAACAAACTCTCACGGAAAAAATTGGTCAGATTACGACTCTAATTATTCGTAAAAAGTATTTCTTATTTGTAAAACTTTTCTCTTTTTAGGGCCTGTTACAGGACATACTTTGTGTAATATTCCATTTTTAATAGCTAATATAGAATTAGGTTTAGGCGTACTAGCTAAAGGCATTCCTCTTTTTGTATCTATTAATGTTTCCCCTCCCCAGTTAGGAAGCCATTCATCCATGATATAAAAAGAATAACTTAGCGTGTAATGGCCGTCATTATGCCAATTAATACCTGAAAATTTATTATATTCATAATAACTAAAAGTAATTGAAGAATTAAATTGATATGGAATAAAAGAACAATTTATTAGTGTTTGTATTATTTCTTCAAATAATGGATCTATACATTTTTTTAATTTACCTTTTTCATACTCAAGAATATGATCTTTTGTTTGAATAACTTCATTCATTGTTGTTTGATTATTTTCTTTAAATAAATTTTTTTCCCAATTTTCATGAGAATTAGTAAGATCTAAATTAGAAAAATTAAAATTTGATACTTTTTTAAAATAATTGTCTTCTAGAAAATTTTCAATTATGATTGCACAGTCATCAATATTTGCAGAGATATGCATTATTTAAAACTTTTTTTACTCCAAAACATTTTTTTATATTTATCAATCCACTCACTGTTTATTAAATTCATTGTTTTAGAATGAAGTTTTTCTATATAAAAACCAGACCACATTTTCCATGATTCTCTTTTGAAAGGAATAACTTGAACCATAGGATCACCTTTTTTAATTATAAATTGTTCATTTTTTTTATGTAAAATAAAAGGAAAGTTAATTAAACTAACATATGTGTCTGTATCTACAATTCCTGCAATAATTTCAAATCTAGGCTCAAGTCTATTCATCGGTTTTATAAATAAACAACTATATCCTGGTGGTGTTTTAATTAACCATTTATTGTGAAACTTACCTGCATTTTTTCCTGCTACTTTTTTCCAAGCTGGAGGCAATTGTGTTTCATGATGATAACCAAAATCTTCTCTCCCTCTGTTTGCTGGGCTCACAGAAAAATCATCTTCTATAGAATCTACTAAATAATCTTGATCAAAAGGAATAATATAACCAGCAGTCATTGAATCTAAAAAAGGAATACATGTTTTAAGAGTTGGACTGTGAATATTACCATCAGTATGTCTTGCTAATTTTTTATATTCATCAGGAATAAATCTTGATGCAGGTTGAGGATGTGGCCATATATCAAGCATGTCTCTATTACTTGCACAAAATGTAATTTTTTTATTCATATTTTTGTATAAAATTAAAAGACATAGATCTTCTAATTTCTCCTTTTATTTTTGTTTTAAAAGGCATAACACAGTGTTGATGCCTAGCTTCAAAAATGTAAAAATGTCCTAGTTCAGGTTCCATCCACGTCATATTTGTACCATTAACATCTGTAAAACCTAACTGCCCATCTTTAAATTTATGAGGATCTTTTACATCATTAATAAATTCTGGAACTTTTAAAAACATTACACTAGACCAACCTGTGTTATCATGATGTGTGTGAGGGGGATTATATTCCCCTTCTTTCATATCATTTATCCAACAACTTAAAATCTCTAGTTCTTTAGTTCCTTTAAATAAATTTACTTTATCTAATGTTTCAATATAATCATTCATACAATCTACAATGTGTTTAGCTATTTTTGTTTGTCCTATATGATGTGTAAACTCTTTTTCAGAATCTAACCTACCTGCTAATCTTGGACCAAAAGATTTAAGTTCTTCTCGATGTTTTTCATATTTAATATTTAAATCATCAATAGCCTCCAAAGGCATATCATATCTTTTAACTATTCTTCCGAACATTGATGTTGCTGCTGGTAAATTACTCATCTTCTGCTTGTTTCCATTTTATCCAAAATTGCACGCTAAATCTTTGTTCTAAAAAAGCTACATCTTTATCATCGACAGTGTGTAAAGGAGTAATTGCATGAGGTACATAAGAAGGAAAGACTATCATAAAATTATTTTTATTTTTAATTTTAATAATTTTACCATCTTCCATAAACATCATATCACCTCCAAGTAGTTTATCGCTTTTATTTAAAATTAAATTAAACGTAAATAAATTGTTTTTAGCAGAATCAGTATGCCAATTATAATAACCTTTATTATTGTAAGATATGACATGAATATCCCAAGCTAAATCTCTTTCTCTTCTACCTGTAAGAGTTAAAAAATTATACATGTTACATCCATTTTTTTCGGCATAAAAAGAAAACCCTTGATGTAAAAACCAATCAATTAATTTTTTAATATTTAAATTATATTCTGTATTGTCTTTATAACTAATCCAATAATCTAAAGCTTCACAGTCAGCCGTGTTTTTGTTTTGTTTACCTCTATTCCCCCAATTAGGAATATTAAAAGATTTTCTACCATTTAAAAAATCTGTGTAAATGTCATTAACAATATGATCTGGAATAAAATTTTCACAAGCAATAACACTAGATGACAAATTATAGTAATTCATTTTTATTCTTTAATATTTATTTCTTTCCGTTTCATATGAAATAGACATGTTAGATGCATAAGTAATTCTTAAATTGTCTGTTAAATTAGCAGAAACTGAATGCATTGTTGAAGTAGGAAACATTAAAACATCGCCATTTTTTACATTAATTACTTTTGCAAAGTTTGTA